GGACTACCCGCTGTGGGCATACCCTGTGGGACATTGGGCCCCACCATAGGCGCGGAGGTTGACAAAATCCGCCGAGCCCCCGCTGGACCGCTACCTGGTGGCGCGGGAGGAACGGCTTCCACCAACCGCGCGGTGCCCGTAGTGGCTTGCTGCATGGGGGTCACCGGTTCAGGCAGCGGACGAATTCCCCCACGCATTTCCGGAGCGACCCACGTTTGGGCTCCGGGTTGCCTGCGAAGATCAGCGGCTTTCATTTGCGCCGCTGCCCGTCGCACCTCCAGCGGAGGCTCGGCAGGGGTTAAACGCCGGCGCAGCCGCTCAACTTCTACTGTGTTTTGTCCAGCCATCGTCTAAGTCCTCAATAAGTCACACCAGGCGCAAATCGCCGGGCCTTTGCTCGTAAATTGTAGCGGTTGGTGTCTTGTAGGATGCGCTCATCGCTGGGGCGAATTCCGCCGTTGCGCACAATCTGGTCATCCACCTGTTTCTGCTGCGCCTGGTAGCCCTGGAGGGATTCCTGATACGTCGGAGGCCGCCATGACGTGGTGGGGTTCCAGTTCGAAAGGTCCGCGTTAGCCCCACGCCCCGCGTTCACCTTGTCGAGCGCTTCCTGATAGCTCCGGGTCCCCGTCACGTCCAGCACCGGCGCCTGCGCATCGTCCGATGTCACCAGCATGGCGGCTAAACCAGCAGGCCCCGCACCCGTGTTGGTCACCGCGGAAATCACTCGTTTAGGGGTGACGAATTTTTGCGCCATCTTGGCCAGTATGGGCGCGGTAATCGGTGAACGTGCTGGCATGGGGCCGCCCTCAATAATAAGCCCGCGTCCGCAGCCGCTTACCGGCGACTTCCCGGCGAACAGCCGCGTGGGAGAACTGAATGCGGGGGCCCACAGCATCGGTGAACAGCCCCTGGTGGCGCCCGGCCAGCTCCGCGTTGAACGTGTCGGCGTCGCGCTTCAGATAAGCCTGCATGCACACCCATTCCAGCAGCGCCTCATGGTAACGCGCGGCGGGCTCAGCGATCTCTAGATTCGCGTCTTCCCACAGTAGGGTGTCCAAGGGGAGCCGGCGCACGGCCAGGTTCAACGTGTCTTCCTCGGTCGGCGTCGCGTAGACCGTCAGAATGTAGTCGTTGAAATCCGTGCGATACTGCTCGACGGACGTGGGCTCGTTGTAAGACGTATCGTAAGGGTCGCGCCACAGGCTTCGATCATCCGCATCAGAGAGCTTAAACAGGGGTTCACCGGTCGACGCCAACACCACGCTGTCGATGGCGAGAATGCGCGGATCAATGGCGTAGGTCGCCACATCCGCCATGAGGGTGATTTCGGTGAGTTCTTCCGTGGTGGAGTCGCGCAGGGGCAACCGATGGGCGAATTCGTTGCGCGCGGAATTCACGTAGGAGATTAACTCCTGGTTACCCCAAAGACAGCCCGAGTCGTCTTCTTCGAAATAGTAGGTGTACGGCGCACTAGGCGTGCCAGTGTCCCCGCCCAAGTCATCCAACCGCAAACGAGCCCGATAGATCAGCTCCAGTAGCGTCATGATCGTCTCCGAGCCCCTGGCGAGGATCACCCGCCAGGGACCATGGGGGTTAACCCGCGTAAGGCACTTTGCCCAGCAGCCCACGCGCCGTGGCCGCGTAGGTATCGGAGATGTGCATGATGGCCTTCAGCTTCTTGGCGCCGTTCAGCGTGGCATCAATGTCAATGGTGCCGCGCACGTCGCCGGAGGTGGCGGAGGGGGTCGTGGTCACGCCAGCCACCACGGTGGTGGTGCCGGTGTCCACCGCATCGTCAAACGAGACCTGGATCAGGTCCATCTTTTCTTCGAGGAAGTACGGCAGTCCCAGCACGTCGCCGAAGCCCACGTTCAGGGTGTTGGTCGTGGCGTTGCCGGCGGAAGTAACAGCGATGCTCTTGATGTAAGCGAACGTCGCCGTGGTGGCATCCGTCTTGGACGTACCGGTCGCGCTGATCGTCAGAGTCTTGACCTGCTTCTGCCGATACCGGTCGTAGCCAGTGATCGTAATGGTCATCGCCACCAGCGAACTGCTGTGGGTCGCCGCGCAGGTGATATTGCGAGGGTGCGTTAGGGGCCACACGGTGACCGTGCCATCAGCGGTGCTGATCGTGGTGGTCGTGGGCAGACTGGCACTGTCCAGCGGCGACGCTACGCCATCCCCAGCCGAGTACGTGATCGTCGTGTTGTTGGGCAGTTCGGTGGAGGTCGCGGCCTTGATCATGGCGTCCGCCACGGCAACGGCGGGGGTACCCAGGTCCACCTTGGTCAACAGACTGACCGGGCGGCCTTTCATGCCATTCAGCAGATAGAGGGCTCCATCATAGGCACGGCCGGCGTACAACGCATCAGCGGTACCAATATAAGCTTTGGTAGTCATAGTAAACTCCTGTAATTACAAGAAAAGATGAGAAAACCGCGCCCTGGGGCGCGGTGGGAACGACATTCAGCAAGGCTTCGGCTTCGGCTTCGGCTTCTTCTTCATGAAGATTTTCCTACGCAACCGGTTTAAGGGCCCGAGTCCGTTGCCGGGGCCAGGGGGCCGGGGCAGGGGCGGGAGTTTCAACTTCAGCCACTGGTGGGGCGACAAGCTCGGGTGTACCTCCAACCTCTCGCCACACCGAAGGATACTTCAGAAGCGTGGCCGCCGCATCGTCCATCACGGGGTGAACTTGCTTCGAAGTCCAAGCCAATCCAGTACCCGCGACATTATCGGTCTTGGTAGCCCGGTTTCCCACGTACTGGATCAGTTTCATCAGTCCGCCTCGTACAAGAACTCGACGATGACGTAGATGGTGCCGGTCGCCGACGCGGTGCCGATGGTAGCGGTCACGTAGACTTCCTCGGTGAAGCGCTTGGGCTCCGCCGCCGACACCGTGCGGGCCGCCGCCGAAGCGACGTCCGTGGTCGTGGTCCAGTAAGTCGCGCTGGTCTCCGAGCCCCCCGATTCCGCCGTGGCATAACCCAGGCTGATGGTGGTGCCAGTGCCCAGGTCGTCGGTGTACATGACGACGTTGTGGACGTAAGCATACTTGGGCAGCTTGCCCAGGTAGATCACATCGGAAATACCCGTGGACGACGCTTCGTACTTAAAGATCGCGACGGAGTTGTTGCCGAACGAGCCCGAGTAGGGCTGCATGTGGTCGGCGGTGGTCTTGTTCAGATTGGCCATCTAAATTACCTCTTAAACTGGAAGCACCTTAACGACCAGGAGCTTTCGCCCCTGGCTATGTAACATTATCAGGGTATCTGTATCGCCCTTGGATCGGGTGCAACTGCGTCCACTACCGCAACGCCGTGGTCCTTAATGTACCCCGTGGAGTCCTTGAACCGCAGCTTGCCCCAACCGCCGATGGCGCTGATGGACGCTTCGAGCACGTTGTCGTGATCGGAGGTCTCTTCGTGCCACGCCATGTGGGTGCCGGACTTGCTGTGCTGGCCCCAGACTTCGGCTACGGCCTGCGCGCCGAGCAGCAGGCAGCGATCCACCGCGTAGTTGGCCACATCCGCACCGCCCAGGGCCGCGTCGACGGTCGAGGTGGTGGTGGAGGCCGCCGCACTGTTCGTGCAGACGGTCACGACTTCGCCCGGCGAGAAGCGAATCGCGCGGGGCATCTTCTTGATCAAAATGCCATTCCACATTCCCGGACTGCCGCTGAATAGCGGGTTCTTACTGCCCCGGACCTGCGCATTCATCAGGAAGGTCCGCCAGGCCTTTTCACCGGTGCGGGTCTGCAGATAGTGCCACACACGGGCGGTCACCAGCAGTACGAACAACGGCTCGTCAGCGGCAGCGGGATCGTCCGGCAACATCACGGGTTGCATCGGCGTTTCCATTTCGTCGATGCTGGCGCGCAGCCGGTCGATGTCGTCCAGGGTCAGGATGTCGGTGGCGTCCAGAGTGGCCAGGGAAGTGGCATCGCCCGCGTAGAAGTGTTTGTCATAAGTAGGAGGTGTAACGGAATTGACCATAATGTCCGCGTACTCGGCATCCGAAGCCAGCGGTACCACCCAATCCGGGGTGTACTGCGAGCCACGGGCACCCGCCAGATGAATCAGCTTGATCTGGTCGTTCATGCGCGCCCACCATCCGGCCAACGCCGCGCGCCCGACGGTACGCAGGTCGTGCAGGGTACGCTGGCGCGTCATCCTGCCTCCCGTCGAAATTCCGCCACGGAGTTGATTGATCTTAACGTCCATGGAGCTGGACGACAAGTTCATCATACGGCCAGCGATCAGAGTATCACCGGTAGCGGGACGACCCTGAAGAATATTGAACATGTCCACCGAAACACTGTCTCCAGCCGTTCGGCTTAGGTCGGAGATACGAACGATTGGATAACCCCGAGGAGTTTCCATCTTCTCCAATTTAGAAGCCGCCTCGGACATCTGAGGAGCTTCGCCAGTCAACCGATTCATAAACGTAGGTTGACGAGTCAGCTCGGCAAAAACTGCCGTTCCGAATATTTTCACCGCTAAGGCATGAGAGGCCGGAATTACTGTAGTGGCCATTGATTATACCCCTTAACTAAAATCAGGAAAAACGGTCTGTCATCTCGACAGTCCCACTCTTGTTACTGCTTAGGCGCTCTGCCGCACTAAATTACTGTTCTCGCCCAGTGGGCGTTTGTCTAGTAGACATTCCGCAGCCTTTCTTGCAGCTACGGCATCTTCAAGTCTGTCAAAATATCCTAAGCGATGTTCCACCGCGCCCCGCCCAATGCGGGCCTCCCATTTATTACGAGAATACCTATATACTCCAATATACCCCGTCGTGTTATTCTGTTTCACACGCCTATTACTAGCTTGAGTAACCCTAGACGCCCAAATACAATTGCTCGGCTCATAATTTCCGTCGTTGTTCATCCGCTCCAACGTAAAATTTTCCGGGCACGGTCCCATATCTTTATAAAATTGTTCGAACGTATTCCATTGCTCGCAAACTGTAATCCCTCGACCCCCGTAATTATAGTAGTACTTATTATTAGGGTTCGTACAACGATTCCGCATATTCTTATAACTTCCGTACTCCCTACAACCTGCCATTCCGTGAAGCACATTTCCTTCGCGCGCTCGATCTTTCTGATAGCATCCACAAGACTGCGTGTGCCCTGTACGTAAATGATTCCCACTAATGGTAATCGCTACACCGCAGTCGCACGCACAACTCCATAGGGCTCCTCCATGTTTATTACGCCCCACTTCCTCAACCACTACCAAACGCCCAAACCGCTGCCCTACCAAATCAATCTTACCCATCTCAATCACCGTATTGATTGCACCGAGATTAGAATTTGCCAGCGAGTAGTCGGTGTTCTACTTTTCGCCCCGTCGGGCTAGCTGGCAAATATACTATTACCCGAAGCGCCGCAAATAGGCGTCCAATTTACGAGGGTCTTTTGCGATCTCCGACATGTAGTTTTGGAGGTGCATCCCCTCAAGATCATTCACTTTCTGGAACTCATTTTTCTCCGGCAGTGCCCCAGAGCTTAAGTCCGAGAGCGAAGTCGGCGGCCTCTCCAACGCGGCCTGAGCCTGTGCCTTCACCGCGCCAGCGTCCACTTTGGTCATAGACGGCCCATAGAGCGCTTCCACTTTCTCAGGAAGCTGCCGCATACGGTCGAACCAGTTCAATGAAGCGTAGCCCCGATCAGTTTTCATCAGCATGGTGTGCAACTCCACGGACCGGTCAAACCATCCGGAGTCCTCACTCCTCGCCCACACACTCAGTTTCGGGCTGGCCGCGATGGCGTCCTCAATCTGCTCGGTTTCCGTTCGCTGTTGCACCTGCTGCTGGCTCTGCATCTGGCTGAGCAACTGGTCGATGACCTGCTGCTGCTGCAACGTCCGCTGCTCCAGGCGCCAGGTTTGTTCGGCCTGCGCCGCGATGTCCGGCCCCCAGTCCTCCTTGATCTTATTGAACCGCGCCTGGACCTCAGCGGGAATCTCCACCGTAGCGGGCGCCGCTGGCACTGGTACTGCGGGCGGCGCCACAGGCTGGGCTTTAAGCTCGTCCAGCTCCGCCCTCAACCGCTGCAGCTCCACTTGCGCGGCTCGCGCGTTGTCGCGGGCGTCCTTGAGCACGCTGTACGGGATAGTGTTCTTGCCGTCGGCCGCCAACACCGCCGCCCCTTCGGGGATGGCCTCGGACGGCACCAACGTGGGTTCCTCGGCCTTGGGTTCCTCGGCCTTGGGTTCCTCGGCCTTGGGTTCCTCGGCCTTGGGTTCCTCGGGTTCCTGCACCACACCTTGCTCCGCCATCTTCAAAAGCTCGGCGTCACTCAGCGTCTCCCACGATGTGGGATTGTCCAGATCAACAGGGGGCATTCACTCACCTCTTATCGCTTCGGTTGCGGTTTCTTGCTCATGTTCTTCAGCTTGGCTTTATGGGCCTCGCCGGTTTGCTTGGCCTTCTGTTTGTCGGCCAACAGCTTCTGCTGGTGTGCTTCATTCTGCTGCAGCGCGGACAGCCGCTGCATCTGGCGATCTTCCTCGGACGCCGCCGACTGCTGAATCATCTGTGCCGCCCGTTCGTCCATGTTCGTCGCATGATCGTCCTCGGCGAAGATCATCTTCTGCTGCGCCTCTTGCATCTTCATCGCCGCCTGCATCTGCGCGCCCTGCGCTTTGACCTTCGACGCCTCGGCATCCGCCTGGGCCTTCTGCACCTTCGCCGCCTGCTCTTCCAACTGCAGCATCATCTGCTGCTGAGCCATCTGCGCCTGCTGCTCAGCCGCCTGCTGCTGCGCCGACGCCGCGCCGCCATCGCCCTGACCGTTCAATCCCAGCGCCGCCGCCACTCGATCAGCAGCCTCGTGCCGGAAGGGCAAATCCGTCGCCCGAAGCATGAAGTCGGCCAATAACGGTTGCACTTCCGGGGGTAGTGACTTCACGATTTCGGTCAGCATCGTCATCTGCTGCATTCGGAAAGACGGTGTATCCGGCACATCTTCCAAGTCTACCATCATCGCGGTGTTCGCAACATCATTGGTCAAATAAATCTGCCCGTCCGCATCCGTCATAGGCTGATTCAAAATGATTGACCGCCGATTGCCGTTACTCTCCACCGTAACGGGATAAGGCTGCGAACCAATATCCTCCTTCACGAGAGAAAGCAGCAGGGTGCCCACTTGTTTGCGCGCCGTCCGATAATTGTCATTCAGCTCCGCCAGAGTCGTCGCGCCCTGCTCCACCAGACTGTTAATAGCCAATCCGGATTGACCTGCGAAATCCGCTTTACCGAGCATCGACTGGTATACGCCGGCACTAGCTTGAATCGCGGACGTCGCGTCCTGCAGCACGTTGAACTGCTGCTGAGAAAGGGCAAAATCCGACTCCACCCGCAAAGCGTCCGCTGTCTTATTCTTCCGATTCGGATTCATCAGAATCACGCTATCGGGGCGCGCGGCTTCTTCAATAACCTCCGACCACGGAGAATCGACCGCGTCGCTGTCCGCAATAATGCGCTTCGCGGAGAGCAGCCACATCATGCGGGAGAGCCGGGCGTTAATCTCATCCTGGGGCGACATCATTCGCCGCACCAGCCCATAGGGAATTCCAGTGTTGTCTTCCTTGTAGCCCCAGAATGGCACATAGGGAAAAAACCCGTGTGGGTACGGACTGGCAATGTCGGCCAACTGATGCGGGCCAACCCACCAGCTCAAGCGCACCTTGGGGAACACAGCTTTTTGCACCGTGGCCAGCC